ATTAATAATGAGATAGGGGTGTCTGTACGAGGCACTACAACTTTTAATGTGGTGATCACAACTATTACTCGAGATGCGTGGTGGAACGTTACTGGTACATGGTCAGGGACCAATTTAACATTGTATACCAATGGTACGCAAGCAGCTACAACAGCAGCCACACCTGATGGTACTCCAGGCTCTGCAACATGGCAGCTGGGAGGAAACGAGGCATTGGCTGGGGCTGCAGGATCGTATTATGCAGGCAAGCTCGCCTCCGCTATGATATACAATAGAACATTAACATCAGCAGAAATTACACAAAACTTTAATGCACTTAGAGGAAGGTTTGGTATATGAGTTGCGCAGCTGGTCCAAATCCATTATTACTTGGTTGGTATCCTGTATATGAATTTGATATGCGAAGCGATATTGTTGCAGGATCTTACAATGCATCGTATACGGTAAACAACTCTGCAACTGCTCCTAGTTTTACACGAGTATTGTATATACTAAAACTAAATGAATTTTCAGTATGGTGTGAGTTTGATGACTTCACATCTAATAACGCAGCAAGAGTTGGAGTGCCAGCATCGTGGATATATGATGTTGCAGTAACTAACCTTGTGGTGAGAGTCAATAATCCAGGATCTGGATTTCCAGGAGCAAACCAAAGCACCATAGTAAATAGAACAAGTGCCACAGGCAGAATTAACTTTTGGCCAAGTAACTATTCAACTGGAGACGGATCATATAATGCTATAGATGTTGGTTATGATACAGGCAACGGTTATGGATCATTTCAAGTGTTTGATACAGCTCCCGCTACTCCGGAATGTATATTTGCATGGAACGCATGGGGGAGCAATGAATATGGCATAGGATCCAATGCTAGCGGCCATCCAGATTGGACTTTTACAAGCAACAGTGCTCAGTTTCTTAATCGCATCTGTAGAATTTACGTAAAATAACGGCGTTTTTTATCAATGATAAATACACGATAATAGGGAGAAACATATGGCGGTTCCAACATCCAGAGCAGAATTTAAACAATATTGCCTACGTGCATTAGGATATCCTGTTATTGAAATTAACGTCGATGACGATCAAGTAGAAGATCGTATTGATGAAGGATTGAAGTATTATGGAGATTATCACTTTGATGCCACAGAAAAAGTATATTACAAGCACCAAGTAACTGATGCGGATAAAGCAAACAAATACATTACGCTACCAGAAAATATTATTGGAGCTGTAAGCATATTTTCTATTGGAGATCCGTCCGTACGCGCCGATGATCTATTTAACATTAGATACCAAATTGCGCTAAATGATCTTTACACCCTAACGTCTGTATCACTTGTACCATACTATATGGCCATGCAACATTTAGCCACAATTCAAGAATTACTGGTTGGCAAACAACCTATTAGATATACAAGACATAGAGATAGGCTTCAAGTAGATATGGATTGGAATACTCTTAAGACTGGGGAGTGGCTCTTAGTAGAGGCATATGAAGTAATTGACCCAGAAACGTATACTGATGTGTGGGGCGATCGTTGGTTGGCTCGTTACACCCAACAATTAATTAAGCGTCAATGGGGTAATAATTTAAAGAAATTTAATGGTATGCAAATGCCAGGGGGAATAACGTTTAACGGACAACAAATATACGATGAAGCTGATGCTGAAATTAAAGCAATGGAACAAGAAATGATTGTAAATTATTCCTTACCTGTTGTAGATATGATAGGATAATTAAAGTGGCAATTTCTACATACTTTAATAATTATAGCTCCAGTATGGAGCAGAACCTGTTGCAAGAACTTGTAGCAGAATCTATTAAAGTCGCCGGTATTGATGTCTATTATATTCCTAGGACTACAGTTAACCTAGATGAAATATACACCGGAGATAATTTAAAAGAATATAATAATGCATATATGGTTGATGTATACGTTAAGTCTGTGGATGGGTTTGAAGGAGAAGGTCAGTTCCTACAAAAATTCAATTTAGAAATTAGAGACTCTATTACGTTTGTAATCTCCACCAGAACATTCCAAGACGAAGTTGGTAATTTAGCGCTGCTAAATCGTCCTAATGAAGGAGACTTAATATACTTCCCTCAAGGTCAAAGACTTTTCGAGATTAAGTATGTTGAAAAATTTGCTATGTTTCTTCCATTAGGAACACTACCTTCTTATGATTTAAAATGTGAGATGTTTGAATATAGTAATGAAATTCTTAATACAGGAATTCCAGATGTAGACAATATTGCTAAAACATACTCATTAGCATTGAATATTGAATCGATTACAATAGAAGATGGTATGGAATTAAAAGATGAGGATGGATATAGTTTGATGTTAGAATCATGGGATATTGACACTAGTGATACTACATTCCAAAATGATGAAATCCAAGCCTCTGCAAATGGCTTTATTGATTTCAGCGAAAGAGATCCTTTCAGTGAAGGAACTTACTAGATATGTTAGGTCACGTATATTACCACGGCACGTTAAAAAAATACGTTACTTTATTTGGTACTCTATTTAATGATATTTTTATTAATAGGGTAGACACCACTCATGATGTAATTAATACAATTAAAATACCATTGCTATATGCGCCAAGAGAAAAGGTGCTAGCTCGGTTGTTATCAGATCCTAATCTTACAAAACCTATTGCCACTGTGTTGCCCAGAATGTCGTTTGAAATTACGACAATGATGTATTCCCCATCAAGAAAATTACCATCAGTAGGTAAGACTAGAAAAACAATTGCTGACACTTCTACATTAAAAACTGCATACAATCCAGTGCCATATGATATATCGTTTTCGTTATATATTATGGTTAAGAACGTAGAAGATGGTACTCAAATATTAGAACAAATTCTTCCTTTCTTTACTCCGGAGTGGACATCTACAATTAATTTAATTCCAGAGCTTGGAGTAGTACAAGATATTCCATTAGTATTATTAAACGTTACTCCGCAAGATACATATGAAGGGGACTTCGAAGAACGAAGAGTAATGACATGGACATTAGACTTTATAATGAAAGGATATTTTTATGGTCCGATACGAGAGTCAGGCGTTATTACTCTTGCTAATACTAACTTTTTTGACGCAACTCTCTTTGATAATATTAATAATGCTGTAGGAAATACAGAGGTGGTTGGCCACGTTACAATAGTACCTGGCCAAACCGCAAACGGATTACCTACTTCGAATGCTTCTATAAGCGTGGATAGAAATGAAATTACAGCCAACAGTACCTTCGGATACATCACAACCCGTGGATAGCATTAGCAAGGCATTAGACCTTGCTCCGCTTTCTCCGTCTTCCCTCCCTGCTCCAGTAGAAGCTAATCAAGTTGATGACGACTTTGAGTATGCTCGTGGCAATATGATTAACACCATTGAAAAAGGAAACGAAGCGTTGCAGGGAATACTTGATGTTGCTGGCATGGGTCAACACCCTAGAGCATATGAAGTTGCTGCTAACCTAGTAAAGACAATGGTAGAAGCTAATAAAGAATTATTAGATCTGCAAAAGAAAAAGAAAGAGATTGAAAAGATTGAAGCTAAGTCTAATCCTCAAACTGTAAATAATAATCTTTTTGTAGGATCTACTGCTGAATTATTAAAAGCATTAAAATCTAATAATATAAAAGATATTGAGCAGTAATGTCATATAATGGTAATCAAAATTTAGTTGGTCTTAGAGATAAGCTAGAATTTTCTAAAGAACAAATAATTGAGTATGCGAAGTGTGCTCGTGATCCTCTGTATTTTATACAAACATATGTCCAAATTGTAAACGTTGATCATGGTTTGGTTCCGTTCGATATGTGGGACTTTCAACAAGATATTGTAAATCTTATCGATAAAGAGCGCTATGTTATTTGTAAAATGCCTCGTCAGGTTGGTAAAACAACAACCGTAGCTTCCGTTTTATTACATTATGTTCTTTTTAATGAGAATTACTCTATTGCAATTCTAGCTAATAAACTATCACAGGCTAGAGAAATTCTAGGACGTATTCAATTAGCTTTTGAACATTTACCTAAATGGTTGCAGCAAGGCGTTGTAGAATGGAACAAAGGATTTATCGAACTGGCTAATGGCTCTAAAATATTAGCGTCAGCTACATCTTCTTCTGCAATTCGTGGTACATCTCAAAACTTAATATATCTTGATGAGTTTGCGTTCGTTCCAAACAACATGCAAGAAGACTTCTTCCAATCTGTATATCCTACAATATCTTCTGGTAAATCTACCAAAGTAGTTATTACTTCTACCCCTAATGGCTTAAACATGTTTTACAAGCTATGGAAGGATAGTGAGGAAGAAAGGAATGATTATCATAGAGTAGATGTACATTGGTCTCAAGTTCCTGGAAGGGATGAGAAGTGGAAGGCTGAGATTATTAGAAATACGTCTGAAGAACAGTTTAGACAGGAATATGATTGCGAATTCTTAGGATCATCAAATACATTGATCCATCCAAATAAGTTGAAAATGCTCACCTACTCAACTCCAATCAAACAAACAGAAGACATTAAGGTATATCTTGAACCGGCACAAGGCCGATTATATACAATAGTTGCTGATACGTCAAGAGCTTTAGGTTTAGACTATTCAGCTTTTGTGGTCTACGATATTACGGAAATACCATATCAAGTAGTTGCTGTGTATAGAAACAACACAATATCATCATTAATATACCCATCTATCATCTATCAGTTTGCAAAACATTACAACGGGGCCTTCTGTTTAATTGAGTCAAACGATATTGGTAAGCAAGTTGCTGACATTTTATTGTACGAACATGAGTATGAAAATGTATTTTATACATCAACCGATAATAAACATGGTCAACGAATAACAGGAGGGTATGGCGGACCTTCTCAGTTAGGGGTAAAAACCTCTCGTGCCGTAAAACGGATTGGATGTAGTAATTTCAAATCTATGGTAGAAAACGATAAAATTGTTCTAAATGATTTTGATCTTTTACAAGAATTGTATCGTTTTTCAGTAAAAGGAGATTCATATCAAGCCGAAGAGGGCCATGATGACCTTGTTATGCCATGTGTTTTGTTTTCTTGGTTGATGGAACAGCCATATGTTAAGGAATTAACAAATACTGACTTACGGCAAAGAATATATAATGATCAAGAGAGTATGATTGAGGATTCTCTCACCCCATTTGGTATAATAGACGATGGAACCGATCAATTTGAGGAGCTTCCTGTCCTTGCTGTACCCAAAAACAACGATAGTTGGCTATTAAATTAGCAAAAATATAAATACCCCGAAGTTAACAAAAACAACCTATTTCTAGGGAGAAAACTATGCCATTTCAAGTCAGTCCAGGCGTTAATGTATCTGAAATTGATCTGACTACCGTTGTCCCTGCTGTATCTACAACCGAAGGTGCCCTTGCTGGTGTTTTCCGTTGGGGTCCTGTAGAGCAACGTGTATTAGTCGATTCAGAATCGAATCTTGTAGCAAGATTCGGCAAGCCTACCAATTTAAACGCAGAAACGTTTTTTACAGCCGCAAACTTTCTATCGTATGGCAATAAGCTATACATCGTCCGCGCTGCCAACACAACAAGTAGTTCTAATGGAGCTCTAAGTGCATTAGCTAATACTGGTGCTGTATCTAACAACCTATTGTTTGTTGTAAAAAACGAAGATCATTATAACGATAAAGCAGATGCAGGCGATTTTGCTACTGATACCGACGTCAAGTTCATCGCAAAATATCCAGGTATATTAGGCAATTCGTTGAAAATTTCTGTTTGCCCAAGTACTAATGCTTACACAAGTGCGGCCGATATTGTTGCTAATTCGACAATATCAAGTAATATTTCTTTAACAAGCATTACACTGACTGTTGGTTCTAATAGCGCTCTTGTTAAGTTAGCTAACTCTGCTACTGGTACGTTAGTAAATGCAAACAACGTAGCATCAGACTTAATTAATGCTTTAACTATTGGTGATTATGTTGAGGTTGGTAATTCTTCAATTGGTAAACAACAACTAAGAATTACATCTTTTGATTCATTTCCAACAGTAAATTCAACTCACGCTTTCTTTACAGTAAATTTTGATGACAAGTATACCCTCTCAACAAACTTCGTAAGCAATACTGTTAGTCGTTTTTGGGAGTATTATAATAGCGTGGATGCGGCTCCTGGTCAATCTGAATATCAAGCTAGTTTTGGTAATACTTCTGCTAAAGACGAAATACACGTTGTGGTTGTGGATGAAGATGGAACAATAACAGGCACACCTTCTACAATTTTAGAAGTATATCAAGGATTATCATTTGCAACCGATGCCAAAACAAATGATGGAGCGACAAATTTTTATAAAGATGTACTTAATTTAAATTCTAATTATATTTGGTTTGCAAATCATATTGCTGCAATTACGGCAAATACATCTACAAACTTAACATCTTCTGCTGTTGCCAAACCAACAACAATCTCTTTTGCTGCTGGAACTGATGGTGATAATGAAACTAATATCCCTGTTGGTACGTTAGCAACAGCATATGATTATTTTAAGTCTGCTGAAGATATTGATGTGTCATTACTATTAGTCGGTAAGGCTCGTGGAGGTACAAATGGCGAGCAACTAGCTAACTATATTATTGATAACATTGCAGAAACACGTAAGGATTGTGTTGTGTTTGTTTCTCCAGATCGCGCTGATGTTATTAGCAACGCTGGAGATGAGTCTACAGATATTGTAACGTTCCGCAATTCGTTGCGTTCAACTTCATACGCTGTGCTTGACTCTGGATACAAATATCAGTATGATAGGTATAATGACTTATATCGTTATATTCCATTAAATGGAGATATAGCAGGATTGTGTGTACGTACAGATGATACTCGTGATCCATGGTATTCACCTGGTGGATTTAACCGGGGTCAGATTAAGAATATTGTTAAACTGGCATATAACCCACGCAAAGCGGATCGTGACATTCTTTACAAAGCTGGAGTAAATCCAGTTGTTACGTTCCCTGGTCAAGGTACAGTATTGTTTGGTGATAAGACATTGTTAGCTAAACCAAGTGCATTTGATCGTATTAACGTACGTCGCTTGTTTATTGTGCTAGAAAAAGCAATTGCAACTGCTGCTAAGTTTACATTATTCGAGTTTAATGATGAGTTTACTCGTGCGCAGTTTGTTAACTTAGTTGAGCCATTCTTGCGGGATGTTCAGGGCCGCCGTGGTATCTACGACTTCAAGGTTGTCTGTGACACTACAAATAACACTGGAGAAGTAATAGATCGTAATGAGTTTATGGGTGACATCTATATCAAACCAGCACGTTCAATCAACTTTATTCAGTTGAATTTCGTGGCGGTTAGAACGGGTGTTGAGTTCTCTGAAATCGTAGGGCAGTTTTAACCCCTAATAAATAAAGATAAGGAGAACAAACATGGCATTCAACGTAAACGAAATTAGAAGTCAGCTAAACTTTGGTGGCGCTCGTAACTCTCTATTTCAAGTAACAATCCAAAACCCTGGCAACGGGGTTGCGGATATTAAAGTACCTTTTTTGGTACGGGCAGCTCAGATTCCTGCTGCAACACTTGGAGTAATTGAAGTTCCATACTTCGGCCGTAAGATAAGACTGGCTGGAGATAGAACATTTGCAGAGTGGACAGTTACAGTCATCAATGATGAGGACTTCGCAATTCGCAACGCAATGGAAGAGTGGTCTAATAAGATTCAAACGTTCCAAACTAACATTCGGGATTTTGCATCTGCTAGCCCTTTAAACTATAAAGCAAACGCTCAAGTTACTCAGTTTTCAAAAACTGGGGAAGCATTGAGAACATATACATTTAATGGTATATTCCCAGTAGAGGTTTCTCCAATTGAATTAGATTGGAATGCAACCGACACGATCGAAGAATTTACTGTTTCATTTGTATATGATTGGTGGGAAGTTAGTGGCGGTACTACTGGCAACGCTGGTGGTGCCTAATAATATGGAGGCCGGTCGCAAGACCGGCTTCATCAATTGGAGTTAATATGGATTTCCTAGGCTTTGAGTTCCGTAGGAAAGGTACTGTTGAGAAACAGAACCTCGATGAGTTTATACCTACACAAAATGATGATGGTTCATTAGTAGTTGCTGCTGGTGGATCATATGGTACTGTCGTAGACTTAGAGGGAGCTGCTAAGAACGAAGGTGAGCTTGTTAGCAAATATCGTGAAATGGCAATGCACGCGGAAGTTGATGCTGCTGTCGATGACATTGTTAATGAAGCTATTATTGTAGAGACAGAAGATACTGTTAGTATCAATTTAGATAAAAATGCAGATCTACCTGATACAGTAAAAAAAGCAATTACATCAGAATTCAATAACATCCTGAAATTATTGGACTTTAACCATCAAGGTTATGATGTATTTAAACGTTGGTATGTAGATGGACGTTTATACTATCATGCAATTATTGATAAAAATAAACCTAAAGATGGTATTCAGGAATTAAGATATATTGATCCCCGTAAGATCAAAAAAGTAAAAGAGAAGAAGCGTAAGAAGATTCTCAATAACTATGCTGCTGCCGAAATTGATGTTGGCCAGGTAGAATACTTCATATACAATGATAAGGGATTTGGCGGCAAACCAACAGCTGGTGCTGCTTCAAGTACAGCAACAACTGGATTAAAGATTGCTAAAGATAGTATTCTTTACTGTACATCTGGTTTATTAGATAAGACAAACTCATTAGTTATCTCTTATCTGCACAAAGCGATTAAGCCTCTTAACCAATTAAGGGCACTAGAAGACGCTACAATCATTTACCGTATCTCGAGAGCACCTGAGCGTCGTATATTCTACATTGACGTGGGTAATCTGCCTAAGATGAAGGCAGAACAGTATCTAAGAGATATGATGACTCGCTATAAGAATAAAGTTGTTTACGATGCATCTACTGGAGAGATCCGGGATGATCGTAAGTTTATGACAATGCTAGAAGACTTCTGGCTACCACGCCGTGAAGGTAATAGAGGTACCCAGATTGATACATTGCCTGGTGGTCAAAACCTTGGTGAAATGACTGATGTAGAGTACTTTCAAAAGGTAATGTACAAGTCGTTAAATGTTCCTGTATCTCGTATTGAGCCAGACTACTCATTTAATATGGGTCGTGCCACAGAAATTTCAAGAGATGAAGTTAAATTTTCTAAATTCATAGATCGTCTCCGGGCCCGCTTTAATCATTTATTCATAAAAGCGTTAGAGAAACAATTAGTTTTAAAGCAAATTATTACGCAAGACGAATGGAAAGGTATTGCGGCTGATATTAAATTTGTATATGCAAGAGATAATTACTTTGCAGAATTAAAAAATAATGAAATAATGAATGACCAAGTTGCTGCATATCAAGCTTTATTGCAGACTGGTGCGGTAGGTAAGTATTATTCGCACAAATGGGTCCGCCAGCACCTCTTCAGTCAAGATGAGAAAATGATGGAACAAATGGATAAGGAAATTCAAGAAGAAATGAATAATCCTCTTCTGAACCCTCCAGCGGTAGAAGCTCCCCAACAAAATCAACCGCAAAATGATCAACAAACTTAAAAATGTATAAATAGTGGAGAACATATGACGAACCCAACCTTTACCCCTACTGATATTGTAAATTTTGCTGCTGCAAAAGATGCTGTTAATATTAGCGCTGCTTTTGATCAACTAGTTGGTCAGAAAGTTGTAGACGCAATTCAAGCTCGTAAACAGCATGTTGCATCAGTGATGTTTAATGATCAACAATCAGATGAAGTTAGCGATGATGCAACGGTTGGTAACGAAGAACAAGCAGAACAAGAAACAGAGGAATCCGATGAAGACGCTCAAGTCCCTAATTGAAACTTTTAGAGAAGTAAAGAAACACGAGCAAGGCGTACGTAAGCCTGGTGTTACTGAGCCTATGAAAAAGTTTGTAGGTAATACCCCTGTGTCATTGAAAGGTAATGTTCCAGCTCCAACTCTCGGAGCTCAAGAATTTATTGACGATCATGAAATTGAAATGGTTCCAGATGCAAACGGTAACGATGATAAATTGTTTAAAGCATCTAACATTAAGACATTAGATCGTAAAAAAGAAAAGCATGGCCATACAGCAAAAGATAGCGAGAACGTAAATGAAATGTCTGCAACTGAAATGAAAAAGCGGGAAGACATTGTCAAGGGAATGAAAAAGAATCTTTCTTCATTTACCCAACGTTATGGTAAAGATGCTGAGTCAGTAATGTACGCTACTGCAACAAAAAAAGCAATGGGCGAGGAAGTAGAAGAGCAGCAATATGA